GGAAGGTTGTCTGAAAGAAGGATATTGCAAAGCGTGTAATGCTTTCCATGAACCACAAATTGAACCACATTCTATTCAAGATCGAGTACTCTCGATGATTGTGAGTGATATTGTAACAGGTTTCACTAAACGGCTTGTGAAGGTCATTTGCCCTCCTTTTGTAGAATTATTGTTTAGAGGAGTGCAACACACAATTCCTGTGCGAGAAATACGTAAGCGTGTTGATGCATATATGTCACGAAATACACCATATATCGTGAAATGGATTCCTGAATCTTTCTACCAGACAGATTTTTGTCAAAAGGTAATTAAGAAAGAACACAGGAGTCTAGAATGTGTCAATATGCTTGAAGCACAGAAGCTTGTGGTCAAATATTATTGGTATCTTGTTTATCCAGCTTTTTGGGTAGGCGGAATTTTTGGTGTTTTGTTACATACCGTTCTATCAGTGTGTGTATATATTTTTTGTGAAATTCAGATGGAGAATGAATACGCACGCTATAAACTAGCATTAATACAACATCGTGATGCCTTGACCGATTATGGTCGTTCGCTGCGTGATACTTGGCGAGGACCAACTCTATTAGTCGGTATAAGTTTGACTACAGTGGCTATGGTTTTGATTGCATGGAACCTAAGCCGCAAAAAATCAGGCAACAAAACTTCAAAAGATTTTTCTGAAGCAGATCTTAAGGCTGCATTTGAATCTGGCTGGTATAACCGAGGGAAGGAAATTAACCCCAATGGTTTGGCCGAGTCTATACAGCAGCATGATGAAGCGCCTGGTTGGTTTGGATTTATGATGAATAAAATGCATCTGGAGTTGAAAAATACAACAGTACCTGTGGGTGCTACTCCTGATCATTTGGTCCAAACTATCTCTCCAAATGTAGCATGGGGACAATTTAAATCATCTGATTTAGATCTAATCTTTCTTGCGGTGTCTTTTTTCCCCGCAAATCAGTGATGTTATTCCCAAAACATATGCTATATCCTTCTAATGACATGACCAAAACTATGGCTAAGAAGGTTATCTGTACTGTTACTAGAAGTGATAAACCTGGTGGCAAATTTGATGTGACTATCAATCCATCTTTATGCTATGATTTTCCAGAAATGGATTTGATGGGATGTTATGTCCCTAATTGTCCTGATATATCGTCTAAGGTACAGTGGTTACCTGACGTGTTTCCTAAAGGTCAGTGTATGGCACACATGGTTGTGCCTTCACGTGACGGCAGTAAGGATACTACGTCTATTTCGCCAAAATTTGGTAATGTGTCTCACTCTTACACTAGTATGTATGGAGCCCAATACAGTTCAAAATATGCTCGCAATGGTGCTTGCATGAGTCCTATTATTAATGAGGGCAAGAATCCTTGTATTGTTGGTTTCCATATAGGAGGGGACGCTAATCATGACATTGGTATTTGTCAAACTTTGATTAAAAGTGACATGGAGAGTTGCTTCGATTGGCTTGAAGAAAATGCCGGTTTCCTATCAGCTGAAGCCACAGAAATACCAAAACAGCAGATGGTATATGACGTTCTACAAACGACGAGCGTTAATCCAAAGGCAAAATATATTGCAGGACTTGATAATTCAGCATTTATTGACGTACATGGTTCCACTAAAGTACGTTCAGAACAGAAAAGTCAAGTTGTGCTTTCCTTGTTATCCGCTGACATACATGAAGTGTGTGGAGTACCACAGCAATGGGGTCCTCCAAAGTTGCGACCAAATTGGGCAGCTTATAACACTAATGTGGGTCAGTTTTCGAATCCTTCTGACATGTTTGATCCAGTGCTTCTTAAAAGAGCGCAAAAGGATTGGGAACAACCGCTTCTCAAAGCTATGGATGAATATTGTAAAGTCGAATCTTTTAGACCTCTTACAATGAAGGAAACGATTCTAGGCATACCAG